GTTCAGCCAGGCGGCCACGGCCAGCCCGAGGAGCAGGGCGACGGCGAGCAGCCGGACTTTAGCGGGAGGCATCGGTCGCCGCCCTCCCCACGTCGCGGAAGGCGGCCACCCAGGCCGACCGCTGCTCAGGCGTCACGGGCCCGCCGGCGGTGCCGACGGCCGCGTCGAGGTAGCCTTTGATCGCGTCGCGGGCCGCGGGCTGGCGCTGGCCCAGCGAGACGCCCCGGCAGCGGAGCTCCCGGGCCCGGTGCCGCAGCTCGTCGAACGCGACGCCCGTCCGCAGGAACGGCCCGTCGGCGTCCATGCCGTCGGCCTCGATCTCGTCGGCCAGCTCGGAGCACAGGGCCCCGATCGTCGCCGCGTCGGCCGAGGCCGTCGGTCCCTTGAACAGTCCCCGCAGGTCGAGCGGGACGCCGGGGGCCGGCGTCGGCGACGGGGCCGCGGGCCCGGTCGACATATGGGCGGCGAGCGCCGCCGCGAGCAGGACGACGGCGGCGGCCTGGCGGGCGGTCACCCGCTCGCGGACCCACGCCACGGCCTCCGAGGCCTTCGCCGGGAGATCGCCGCCACCGAAGACCAGGGCCGCCGCAGCGACGAGGAGGATCGCGGTCAACATCTCAGCCGTACCTCACGAGTCGTAGGACTTGCTCCATCGCCCCGGCGGCGATCGCCAGGACCAGCGAGCGGATCGCCGGGCGGACCAGGATCCAGACCGGCCAGGCCGCGAGCGGGACGGCCTTGTCGGCCAGGGCGTCGAAGAGGGCGGCCACGGCCTCCAGGACGAGGGCCTTCTTCTCGGCCCCGGTCATGCCGTCCAGGCCGTCGAGCGTGGTCACGGTCAGCCGCAGGAGGCCGACGAGCAGCTCGCCGAACTCGGCCCACGTCAGGCCGCCGGCGGCCGCGGCCTTGGCGGTGGCGATGTAGGCGGAGACTTTGTCCTGGATCGACAGGAACGCGACCGAGGCGGCGAGCGGGGCGGCGGTGATCGGCGTGGTCATTTGCGTCTCCAGACGGCCTCGGCGGGGACGACCTGGCGGCGGCGTTGCCGGCAGGACTGGCACTCGACGTACTGGACCTGGGCGGGGCCGGCCCGCTTGCTCGACTCGACGCGGCAGCGGCCGCCGCAGCGTGGGCACTTGCTAACCGGCATGGATCCGCATCCTCGCGACGGCGGCCGCGGCGGCGGCCTTGGCACCGGCCAGGGACGAGACCCGGACCGAGCGCGGCTCCGCGGTGGCGGCGGCCGGGATCTTCTCGGGGCTGTCGTCGATCCAGATGTCGACGGAGAGGCCGGCGGCCTCGGCGGCCGACCGCTTCTGCGTGTCCGGCCCGCACAGGAGGACGCCGGCGAGCTCCTCGTAGAGATCACCGAACGCGAGCCGCAGCTCGTGCCGGTTCTCTTCGCTGTCTTGCCGCCGCGTGATGCAGACGACCCGGTTCCCGCGGGCGGTCGCGTCGGTGATGAACGACCGCCACAGGCCCGGGGCCGCAGTGAACGTGCCGTCGAAGTCGAGCGAGATCGTCAGGCCGCGGGGCTCGGCCCGGTGGGCCACCATGCCGCGGGCCTGACGCCAGGCGTCGAGGGACCGCGGGGCGATCGAGCTCGACGGGTAGGCCGGGCTGGTGACCGCGGAGATGTCGTACAGGCCGCTCGCCTTGTGGACCGTGCGGATCACGTTCCCGCGTTCGTCCTCGGTCCAGTTCTCGCCGCCGTCGGCGACCGTGAACGCAAACGACGAGCCGGTGATCGTCCGGTCCTCGACCATCATGACGAGATCGCGGCCCATGCTCGTCTGGAGCGGCTTGTGCCGGTAGGCCAGGCCGCGGGCGTCCTTCGCGAGCTCGAGGCGGCCGTTCGAGGTCCGGCCGGTGACGTGGTTCGGGTCGTGATTGAACAGGAACGGAACGTCGATCTTCCCGCGAGGGTCGTTCGGCTTGCGGTCGACCAGGCCGTCGAAGGCAGTCGGGGCGAACTTCTCGCGGAAGCCGCCAAGGTCGACCGAGAGCGAGTCCCACGGGGGCGAGATGCCGGCGAGCACGGCCTCGGCGTCGGCGTCGCGACGCTCGACCGTGATCGCGTCGGGCGTGTCGTTCGTCAGGAGGTAGCGGCGTTCGATTTGCGGCAGGCTCATCACAGTCCCTCCATGATGGAGTTCATCTCGCGGTCGATGTCTTCGAGCTCAGCCACGGCCGCCGCGAGTTCTTCGCGAAGCCTGTCGAGCTCTTCGATTTCGCGCTCGGCGGAATCGAGGTCGGAGTCCAGGCTCATTTGTTCTTGCCCTCGTTCAGGATGCCGTCTCCGTCGCCGTCGCGAGGTCCGTACTTCTCGCGGATCGCTTTCATCTTGGCCTCGAACTTTTGCTTCGCGGCGGCGATCTTGGACTCTTTTTCTTGGCGAATGGATTCCAGCTTTTGCTCGTAGACCTTTTGCGCGTCGTGAGGCTTTGCATCCATCGCCGCGAGCTTGTCTTTGAGTTCCTTGTGCTTCTTCTTAAGGTCGGCCAGCTTCTTCTCGGCCTTCTTCACTTCGCGATCGGCCTCGGCCTGCGTGCCCTCGATGCGGTCGCGGAGCCGTTCCTTGCGTTTTGTCTGCTGCGGCGTCGGGGCGTCGTCCGGGCCGGCCGACGAGTCGCCGGCACCAGCATCCGCAGCCCCGCCGCCGGCCACGGCAGCGTCGCCGGAGTCGCCTCCTCCAGCGTCGGCACCGGCACCAGAACCGGCTGACGATCCGCCGCCGCCGCCGCCCTTGCCGCAGGTGTTCCCGCCTTGAAAGCCGCCCGAGCCGGTCCCGCAGTTCCGCGTCCCGTCGCCTCCGCACCGGCACGACTCGGGCCGCTGCCTGGCGGCGGCCATGTCGCCCGCGTCCGGCGGCGGCGTGTCTGCGGCGGGCTGGCCGCCTTCCGGCGCGGCCGCGTTGCCCAGCGTCGAGAACCCGAGCTGCATGTACGTCTCGTCCGCCGCCGGGTCCTCGAGGAGCGGGAGGTCTTCCATCTCCCGGAGTTCCTGCGGCTTGAGGGCCCCCATATTGAAAAGGGCCTGGTAGAGCTGGACGCGGCTCGCGGTGTCGGCCCGGAGGATCCCGCGGTTGTCCAGGCGGGCGTACACGTCCTCCCCGTAGACCGGCTGGAGCATCATGTCGAGCGGGCCTTCCATCCGGCGGGCCCACGGCAGGAGGCACCAGACCTGCGCCGAGAGGTGCTCCTGCTCGACGTTCGACCAACGGGCCATCTTGTGATCGCCGACAAGCGTCGACGGGACGCCCCAGGCCCGGGCGATGTCGGGGAGGATCGAGTCCCGGAGCTCCTGGTACTGGTTGGCCTCCATCGAGTTCGACTCGATCGGCTTGAGCTGCGTCTTCTTCGGGAGGACCGCGATCGACCCGCGGTTCCTGGCCCCGCCGTAGATCTCCCGCAGTTGCGCCCGGAGGGCGGTCATGGCCTCGTCCGGGATCTTCTCCTGGAGCTCCATCACCATGTCGGGCCGCGCCGAGTTCGCCCAGAACGCGGTCGCCGCGATGTCGAGCTGGCGGGCGAGGGCGATCGAGGTCCCGCACAACTCGGAGGGAGCCATCCCGACCAGGCCGTTATCCGAGAGCCAGCGCCAATGGATCACGGGCTCGCGGATGGTTTCCCAAGAGCCCGAGTCGGACCAGAACTGGTAGGCGACCGAGTAGTCGCGGTTCCGCACGACGTTCACCCGCGAGGGGTGCATGGGCCGCAGCTCAGAGCAGAAGCCGCGCGGGCCGGGCATGACCCGGGCGAAGGCGTTCCCGTGGAGGGCGGTCCAGTAGGCCACGAGCTGGTAAAAGTCGTAGGCCGACTGCCAGCCGTTCGGCCGCTTCCGCAGCGTGTACGAGCAGGGCAGGTCGGCGTCTTCTTTGCGGCCGCCGGGGAGCGTCCGCATCACCTGGACGGGCATCACGGCGACGGCCTGGGCGATCCACCGGACGACGGCCAGGATCGACGAGACGCGGATCGCCTCGGTCGTCCCGATGTCGGCGGGCGAGATCGTGCCGAACCCGAACGAGGCGACGGGGCTCCAGACGGAGCCGACGGCCCGCTTCTCGGGCGTGGTGCGGCGCGGGGCCCGCCGGCGGGTCGTGGGCTGGGCGGGCTTCTTGCGGGCCATCGGGGGCGTCCTGCGGGCCCGGGGCGGAGAATCCCCTGGGCTCCACAAGTGTCAGACCGCGGCCGGGTTCGGC